GAGCTATTTGGCAACCGAGTATTTATCCTTACCACTAATCTCATATAATCTCATGCAATTGGACATTGGAAGGATATTGAGGAGGGATGTTACCAACTCAGATTCGTTTTTAATAATAAAAAAAAGCCCCGCAGGGCTGTAATTTCTATTGGTGCGAGTGGTCGGAGTCGAACCGACACATCCGTTAAGATAACGGTTTTTGAGACCGAGCAAATGTATTTGGTATAGTTAGGATAGTTAATGAATCGCTTGGTATGACTGGGTTTTTAAATCTTTATATTAAGTTTAAAGAAGTAAATTTCAGTTAATTTTTGAATCGAATGTTCCACTTCTGTTCCACTTTTCTATTTTAGGGACATGGCATCATAGATGTGCCATGTCCTTCCTATTCCCCGAAATATATAACCTTCTGTCGAAAAGCAGGAATAAGAATCATCGAGTGGAAACCATTTAAAAAGGGAGGAGAATTGAATTGAATAAAATCTTTTATTATTTCTCAATTACTTCTGGAATAGTGATTATTCTACTATCATTCTTTGTATTATTACTTGGCGGAGCCGATGTTGCAATTTCTACAATTGTTTCGATGCTTTTAGGTGTTTTTATAATCAAAATGGGCAGGAACTTAGTAACAAGGAACGCACAGTGTATTTTTCATATAAAGCATCTTACCACTTAAAGAAGTACCTCATGCGCCGAGCGGATAACGAGCCTGCTCTGTTTATCACCGAGCGCAGGCCGTATCGTAGGTTATCCAATCGTGGAATACAGAGAGAAATAGCCAAAATCGCTGAGCGGTCCGGTATACAGAAGAAAATCCATCCTCACGTTTTTCGGCATACCTTCGCCACCCTACTTTTAAACAATGGAGCTGATATAGTCAGTGTACAAGGATTACTCGGACATACCGATCCAGCCACAACTCAGATTTATGCCCAGGTTACTGATGAGAAACGGAAACAAGCTCACAAACAATTTTTGGTCCAATAATGCAAAAAAGCCCTCCCCCGCCGAAGCGAGAGAGGGCTCTTGTTTTATCTATTTCTTTATCTATTTATTTATTCAACTTCCGGAAGTCCTGCCAAGCTGGTTAAAAGCGAGTACACACCAGATACTACAGCAACCGAGGCGACATTGATCCAATCAATATCGTTTAGCGCAGCGCCCACCGTAAACATACCGAGTGCGGTTTGAGCCATAGTCTTTACGGCTCGTACACCAGCTGCCTTGATCCAAGATGCGTTAATCTTAGCCATTACTAAAATACCCTCCTTCTTTCATCTTACTTAAATCGAGAGGTAGCTTCGCCGCAGCAAAACCTAATTTATTGATGTCTTTAATCGCTTGCTCAACTTTGGATTCACGTACCCAGACAATCAAGTGAGTGTCGGGATCTTTCGATTTATTTTCCACAGCCACGGGCTCCACCTCCCCGTTATAGATTTTAATTACCTCCGCAATATAACGGTCATAGGGGAAGTTCTTCCCCGGGCAGGCTGTAGCATAATCATCCTTATGCCTGCGGATAGTCTGCTTGGATGGTACAATGCCTAGTTCTTTGCACTTCTGGGCACAGAATTTAATAGATGCTTGGAACTGGACCTCAGACATTACATCCTTCTCAAAATTGCCTATGTGGGAGATAGCATAAGCTGCCTGGTTCATCGTGTAGCCGCTACCGTCGGGTGCCTTGCCTGGGCTGTGAGCTCCTGAATACTTAATATCTCGGCCAATGCCGATGGTGCCGTTTTTCTCGACTACAGCATTATAACCGATATCACCCCAGCCTTGATTGAGATGGGCTTGCCTCACGGCCTGGGTATCCTTTTCGTTGCCTGCTGTATGGTGCAGGCAAATGTACTTTATTTTGCAGGGTCTTATCTCCATCTTATCCACTCCCTCTATTCAAACGCTCGCCAATAATGATCAGCCTGTCATCCATCTTCCCAAGACGGGTGACAACTTCCTCATTTCGTTTGCTGTTCTGCTCAATATGGGTCCCGAATGTTTTCATAGTGTGATCAAGAACCGTCAAAGCGCTTGCTATGTTCTCATTACTTCGCCCGATTTCTTTAATAGCGTCAGTGTTCGCCCTTATTACCTCGTTCGTGAGCGCTGACTCTTTCTGCATTTTTTCGATTGCCGGTGTAATCTGCTTCAAAATAATAAAGTAACTCACTATCAAGGCGATAACACATAAGCCGCCAGCTCCCACGGCCAAGTACATCTCATACGCTGCCTTTGCTTCCATTAACACCCCTCCCTGTATTATTTAAGCCCCAGGTCTCCCCGGGGCATTTTAGGGCGTAAAAAATACACCTCAAAAGGTGTCCTGTTTGTTGCACAATAAGCATCTATTGTGAATTAAGTGCATTTATTACTGCAATTCTGTATTCAGAATCTTTAATCTCATTTACTGAGATTATCCCTCTTTTAACGAGAGAGATCAGTTTATTAAGATAAACTTGATTTAACATTATATAATTCCCTCCTGTTTAAGAAGTAAAATATCAACGGCATCTTGAATTTCTTGAATAGCAAAATCTAAAGGTTTAATAGTGTCAAAATACAAGAAGTTTCCTTCCGTTATATTATCCTCTTGCACTAAGTATTTATCGCTATGTTCCCGAATCAATTGTTCTCTTTCTTCTTGGTTGATATATTGCAACTTTATAATCATTTTTATCCTCCTTAAACTTTAGTAATAAACAAATCTCTTACAGATTGTTGTATTAAAATGTTAGAAAGCGTAACATTATTATCGAGTGACACACTTGATTTTACATAAATATCAAAACGGTCTCCAGCATTAACAGTAAAATCTTCACTCCAAGTCGTCATAGCATTAATTTGACCGCCTACTAATGATCTTTCTGTTCCTACCGGTGATCCGTTCTTATAAATTCTAAAGTTAATTGTATAGCTATATCCCCATCCACTAGTTGAACCAGTAAAACTGATTCTAACTGTTCCGCCAAGTTTTATGGTGAATCCTGTAAATCGTTTATATCCTTCTCCGCTGTTAACCAGATAAGTTATATCATCTACCTGTCCAACAGCATAATATCCTGCTGTTAAACTAGATAAACCAATTGCAGTTCCAGCAACACCGCCTATCGTGTTACCAGACAGAATTTTGGAAGCAAGAGAAGAATCAAGTTCGGCAGTTACTGTTCCTCCTGTTGTATATCCAGCAGGTATTGATTTTGTAGGCTTTCCACTTCCATTAATGGTTAATGTTGCACTTTGTGACCCGTTATTAGGCATTGTTCCTGTTATTTTGTTTTTTGGATTATTGCTATATCCTGTCTTTCCAGCTAACAAGTCTCCAGCAACAAAATCACCTGTTAGTTTCACCTCCCCTTTACCCTGTAATATAAAATTTGAGCCATCATACCTTAATGTATAAACTCCGTTTAAAGCTAAATCTCCTGCGGACACATCTGAACCGTCTGGATTTTTTATACTTTTAGCACCTTTGCTATCCCAGTTAAGTGTTGATGCTCCTGTATTTTGGGCATGAATCTTAACCGTAATTGCTGCTCCTGCTACCAATTCTGATAATGCTGGGTTAGTAGAAACTGTATAAGCGTTTACACTACCACTTGTAATAGCATATGGTATTTGCTTCGTATAATCCGCCTTATGCGCAACAAGTGCCTGATGTATTTCATTTATTGCGGCGATTACATTAGACTTAGTATCTGTGCCCAACTCTTCTAGCTCGCCTACTTCCGAGACGATTTCATCGAACTTTTCTGTTAGAGTTTTACCATCTGGCAAAGTGATATTGTCAGCATCTAAATCGCCTATTGCATCATTCAATCTTTTTAACTCAGCGTCAATAACATCAACGTTATCGTTAAAATCTTCAATGTTATAAAAATCTTCATCCCCTGGTTTCTTTAGATTGTAATTAGGAGTAGTTTCCATCAACTGATCACCTCATTTCTTAGCTGATAATGGGTATATTGCCCTAGTTGGCCATGCGTGAAGTTAGCTAGGGTAAAATGCTGATTGTATCGCAGTTCAACTGTTATAACCATATTAGAGGGTACCATTTGCCGTGTAATTTTAACTACTTCATCAAACATTCGCTTTTTTATTTGCTCCACTTTTATATCTAGGCTATACTCTCCAGCATTAAGTGTCATAACGTATCCGTCTGGACCACAGAGACTGTCTAAACGTTCGAGCAAAATCCTATATGTGTAAGGCAGTTTTTCATTCCACGCCCCCTGTACCCGAAACCGCCTGGTTTCTAAATCATCATCAGCAAAAGAGGATATTTTCAGCATCCTCTCGCGTCTTGCGATACCCTTTTCCGTAGCTGTTTGAATGAACTGATCATCAACTATGCCCTCTATTTCTTGTTTGAACTTTTCAAAAAAAACCTCCTCGATTTCTGCTATTTTTTTGAATTCATCTAGTTCTTGTACAATGGGTGGCCACAAATCTTTTATGTTCATGCAGGAACCACCTCACCCAGAACAGGAATTTCATAAGCACCTAGTTCTATGTTTTGTTGCGTTCCATTTAGCTTGGTATTCTGTATATCTACAATTCCAGTAATACCCAATACTCGTACTTCTATCTGACTTATGCGCACCACAAGAGAATTTGAGTCAGCCCATACACTGCGTAACTCTGTGAAATAATCATTTATAGCAGTTTCTACTGCTGGCTTCACATCCCCCCAGGTGTAGCCAGATTGCAGAGTTATTTCGGGTTCAATATCTATACTCACTTCTTCTACGCCGACAACAGTCACGACATGCCCTATGGGAGCAATACCATATCCTTCTCCTTGGTTCTGCTCTGGATCTACAGCAGTCTGCACATCATCTATAAGAGTGGATGACGGTTTATTATAATCGCTATCTATTATCGTCAGTTTCACGGTCCCCCCACCGTTCCATACCGGTTCTACTTTTACCCCTCCAACACCAGGCAGGGCGCTAACTTTTTCTTTATAGTCGGCAATATTTCCGCCAAAAGCCTGACTGGCAAGAGTTGAAAAGTAGCGCTGCCTCAAGCTTTCGTCTGTTTCTTCTTCCTCTCCAGGGATGAGGATGTCGGTTATTTCAGCTGAGATATCAGGTACATTATCTATATTGTCTAGGGGACCAGTATACATATTTCCAATAGCGCCAAACTGCTCACATTCGGCCTTGTATTCCGTGTTGGATATTTTTTCAGTTATGATATATGTTGTATCGGCAAGCCCCCATCTAGTACCAACATTTGCTGTACCGGTTGTGACAATCTTTCGTATTGCTTTTGTAGCAGAACGTCTTACTACTCCCAGCTCTGCTGCTCTGCGAGAGAGGAATTCTCCGATAGCGGTATCAGCATAAAATAAATCTACATAATTCATCAACATGAAATATGCTTCAGCCAGTTTAAACGCAGCAGGAGCAAGAGCGTCATAGATAATAGATCCTTCTCGCTTATCAACATCAGAGGGCACTCGGCTAAGCATGTCATTTAGTATATTTTCATAGGTCATATCTTCAAACACTAGATAGTCACCCCCTTGGAGATAGTGGCGTCACCATAGATACTGTGGACATCGAAAGTGCAGAGTAATTCGTCTCCGTTTACTTCAAACCTGAAATTTTCAACGCTCTTAATCCTCTCATCCTGGAGCAAGCACTCCCGAATCCTGCGCTTTAATTCAATTTTCACGTAGGTAGGATCCTTCCCAAGCAAACTTTCAAGCTCAATCCCATAATTAAAGCTATATATCGGGTACTCATATCGCTCTGTATTGAGGACCTTATATATAGCTTGTTTTAGAGCATCCAGTTCATCTGTATAGCCTTGGATTTTAGTATCGGTCATTTTGTATGTTTTCGTAGGTTCGGTGACCTCTTCTACTGTTAATTCAGTATTTAATAGCCTGGATGGTATCATGGCATCACATCCTCTACTTTGTATTCGGTGAGAATACCATCACGTAAAAGCTTTACTGTACAGCCTTTTGTTACAAACTCCTTGCCCATAATCTCCACGATATAATATTCTTGCCCGCCATGATTCCGAATGAGTTTTACTTTATCTCCTACGGTTACATATCGTTTCAACATCCCGCTGACAAGTTCCATCGGTACTACTAGCTTATCACTTACCTTAACCCCGTCATTAACTACAGTCCCAACCATCACCATACAAAGAGAGGCGTTATTGAGGTAATTTCGTATTATTGCCTTAATTTCGCTTATCAAATTACCACCTCCAATGACATGGTATGGACCGGAATAAATTCATGCTTTACGGAGCGAACGATTAGCCTCTTATCCAAAGATATATCCTCAATCCTCCCATAAAAGCTGTTTCCAGCTCGCACAGAAGTATCTCCTAAGCAATCTAAGCTGAGACTCTCCAGTTCTCGATTGTATAATCTTAAGAGCATTTCTGCTTTACTCTTTGCTTGAGAAGGATTTGTATTCTTGTCTAGCAGTTCAAAATACTGCAGTAATCCTAATCTGTTAATCGATTCATTATCTCTAACTGCGTAGGATTCATACATACCCGTGTTTTCATTAGGAATTGATACTTTTATCTGATTATAGGTTTCCTCGTCAATGCTTTTCTCATATTCATAATTGTGGACTAGGCTTTCATCGCCTAGTACTAGAGGGAGCTTTAGTTCCTCAATGTCCCTAAGAGCCAATCCTCCAAATTCATCCCTTAGACAATACCACTTTCCTTTTCCAAGTAAAGTATCGCTAATGCTGGTATAAATTATATCCAACCAAGTCTTATCTGGATGAACTTTCGTAGGCAATGCATATCCTGTATTACTAATAACCCCCTTGTTCAACCCAAAGTAATTGCACATTTTATTAACAAGGCTAGTAAGTGTTTCACCACCTTTGACTACAATTACATCCTTAGCCTTGCAATATCGTAACTGGTCATATGCGGTAACGGTTTGGGCTTTATTTTTCTCTTGGGAATGTTTAAAAACATAGCCATAAAAGATTTTTGCATCATTGAATTTGAACCTAACCACACTACCATTAGGAATAACTAAGTCATCGTCTAAATAAGAAAATTCGAGCTTGCTACATCCGTCATTTAGCTTATCTGTATAGCTGACCTTTGTAACAAGCTCGCTAATTTCATAGATTTTGTTATCTACCTCAACTAAAAACTCCATGTTCATGCCGGAATCACCAACTTCCAGCCGGGATAAATAAGATTAGGATTTTTAATTAGGTCCTTATTGGCATTAACGATTTTCGGGTATTGATTCCCATCCCCATAGTATTTCTTAGCAATGGCCCATAATGTATCCCCTGACTGTACAACATGGGTACCATTGCTTTTTGGATTAGTTACTACCTGTTGGGGCTCAACCTTCTTCGTTAATACGGTGGTAACAGTAGGAGCAGGAACAACAACTGATTGTTTCCCGTACTGCTTGTATTCTAGCAGTTTGAAGGAAACAAATTTATCTCCTTCTTCGCCGGCTCTTTCTTTAACGGTGAGCTCTTCGATAAGCACAAGGGTGTTAATGTCATCTCCTATCCCGTTACTAGCAATAAAGCGAACCGGCTTAAGGCTCTCCCGCCATTCCCGGAAAAGATTAAGATAAAAATCCGGCTCCCTAAAATCGCCAGAGGTTTCAACGTAATGGCTTACTTCCTTGGGAAACTCACACTCAAAGCTAAATTCTTTAAGCTCCATATGAGTGGGAACTGCTATCTGACCAAGCTTCAAAACCTCGAACTTTTCTATAGCCTGTGTAGAGCTAATTTCAATTGTCTCTGGATTCACGGGGAGCCGGTAAGTAGTATCATCCCTATCAAAAAATACTGCATAACTGCTCATGCATAATCACCTTCCGCAGCTACTGCAATTTCCTCCCGGAGTATTTTTCTAAGCCTTGCCGCGACCTTATCCACGTCGGCCTCTTCATGGACATCTCCGAATTTAATTTCAATCTGGGGTGCCAATGTGGCTGTACTAAACTTATTGATGTAATCACGTTCAGCAATATCGCGCAGATACTTTAGGTCTTCATCGGACATTTCGGCTTTGATTTTGCCATTGCTTCCAGTGCCCTGCACCGTTAGTGGATTGTTTGCGGTACCGAATTCAGACAAATCAAAGCCTTTAGAGTCATCCACACCGGGCAGACTTCCCAAGAGATTACTTAGGCTAAGCTTATCTTCAATTTTTTCACCAAGGTTATACCCCGTAGCCCATGCAGCACTGTATTCGATTCTTTTGTTAATGGTTGGGGCTTCTCTATTAATTGTGATTGCCTTTTCATTTTTGCCCCATTGAAGGACCTTATCTTGTAAAGATGATAACCCGGAAGTCCAATCCGTGCCAAATATTGCATCAATGATTTTCGTTACAACTTTGCCTAAGGACAAAAACCAAGAGATAATATTGCCTATTAAGTTCGCAACGGCTCCGCCAAAACTATCAAATCCACCTTGAGTGGCATTCAGGATCCATTCAATTATACCTAGAAACGGTTCAGCAAATCTTGTCCAGATAAGCTGAAGAATAGCATTGATGGCGCCGACAAAAAGGTTGAAAATAAAGGCCAATGCGACGGCAAATGTCCCCATAATAATACCTGTGGCGGATAAGCTTGTGCCGGCTAATTTATTTATGACAGCAATAGCAGCGTAAAAAACTGCAATAAGAACAATTATCCCCATAATAATCCAAGTTATTGGGCATGCCGCAAGAGCTGCATTAAGGCCATCTTGAGCGGCAATTAAAGCTAGAATTGCGGCTGTTTCTGCCCATGAGGCTGCAGCATGTGCTAGTTTAGCACCTATAGTTTTTAGAGTAGTTAGCCAGGCAATCCCCATTGTTGCGTTATAAACAACAAGCGCCCCTACAATACCCCAAATAAGCGGCGCTATTATTGACCAGTTGTCAGAAATAGTGGCTCCTAACCAAGTAGCAGCATCAATGACACCAAGGGTAATACTTGCAAGGATTACTAGCCCCTTACTGATGTTGCGTATTGCCGCATTGAATCCATCTGTATTTATTAAATTGTTTACCTTTTCAACAACCGGTGTAAAAGCTTTCAGCGCATCATTTTTGATGTCTGTCCACACATCCCCAAAGGTCCTTGGCAGTTTTTCGAAGTTAGTGTTAATGTCTTCAGCAGCCATAAACAAGGCATTTTTAATAACATCCGCAGTTATAAGTCCTTCGGCAGAAAGTTCCCTCAGTTCCCCCATCGATTTACCCATATAGGTTGCAATAGCCTGGGCTAGCATTGGAGCATTTTCTGTGATGGATCTAAATTCATCACCCTGCAACCTTCCGGAGGCCATTGCCTGGGTGAGCTGATACATCCCTGCTGCCTGTTCCTCTGGAGAAGCACCACTAAGCCTGAAAGACTTCTGCATTAACTCAGTAAAGCCAATGATCTCATCTGTGGAGGTAAAAGCATCCCCTGCAAGCAAACCTAGCTTAGAAATAGCGGCTCCCATTTGCGTGTAAGAACCCCTTGCACGCTTAGCAGAAGCAAATATCTTTTCCTGGAGCTCTGCCTGGGTCTGTAACCCATCATTGATTAGAGCAAGCCTAGCAGCAGTATTCGTATATTCATCTGCAATGTTCATCCCTTTAGTAAGTGCGGCATATGATGCTACTGCGCCGACAAGCTTTTTCAGTCCGGAAGAGGCGGTGCTAGCACTAGCCCCCGTGGCCTCCAGCTTCTTGTTTAATTTGTCTGTAGCACCACTAGCATTAAGGATCTTATTAGTTGCTTCATCTGTTGCTTTTGTAATTTTGCTTGCCGTCCTAGAATATCCATCAAAAAGTTGAAACATAGCCTTTAAGGTTGCCAATATTACCGCCTCCTTCCCGCCTTGACCGTTTTAAACTTATACTTATTCTGTTCTTTCTTCTCATCTTCAACCCTAACTTGGATACTACCATAGACAATAGCCCTCTCACGATCATCCATATTGGCCAGCACTGATGGAAGAATATGAAGCTTCTGCAAGGCAAAGTGAGCCAGATTAAATTCCGGATCACCTTGCCTTATCCGTTTTTTACTTCTTCGATCAAGTCGTTAATATCTTCTTCAAGACCGGAGAGCGCCTGTACTTGCTGTGCTAATTCTGCAAACTCTCCGGCATAGAGCATTTTCTGGAGCAGTTCCGCCTCTCCCATTACCCCATAGTGCTTTTGCAATTCCGCATTTTTCAAGTCGGGGAAAACTACGGCGGCCGCAGTGAGAGAAGCCACATATTCAGCTCGGTCAAAGGTCTTACTCCCTTTTTGTCTCGCTTGGTGTGCTTCTTGATAAGTTGCTTATTTTCTTCCTGGGTGATTGGCCTAATCACGAAAGGCGCGGGTTTTCCGTTCTCCTTGAACCGGTTAGACACGATTACTTCTCTATTTTCAATCTGAACTGGGTTCAGAAACGCATTTAATGAACTCATATTTACCTCTCCTTTTCAATTTGTAGTACTAAAAAGCACCTGCCTAAGCAAGTGCCTAAAATAATATCTTTATCAACGTTTTATAAGCTTTATCATCTAATTGTAACAAGCTTTTCTTTCCATCCTTAAATTGTATAGCTACTTGATATACACTTTATTTTTTGCTGATATTGCTCCGCCTATCGCTCCGACGCCTCCAAGTAACGCACCACCAACCAACCCTCTTGCAATACTACTAGTTGCGCTTTTCCGTTGTTCTTCTGTTACTACTTCGTATGATTCTACCATATCTTTTTTAAGTTTTATTCGTTTAAACCCTTTGCACATTGTAATTGAATTAAAGCCAACTGCAATGCCCGCTCCGTTATAATCGCCTGCAATAACCATATTAACCATAATATAATCCCCCTCGCAAACGATATTCAGTTACTTACATTCTACAAAACCTGCCATATATTTACAAGGGGGATTTCATTTTACCTATAGTTCTCGGGCAGTTTGAAGCTCTCCAGATTTTCGATATCATCGAAAGTCAAGTCTGAATCAAAAGTGATGGGGTCATCGGACTCTTCAATCGCCGCCACGGGAATGGTCAAGAAAATAACATTCCCCAGTACTACTTCCTGCTTGCCAACTGTAGACTGGGGATCCTCGTTTTTGAGTTGCAGCTTGATCGGTGAGCGTCGACCAGTTTTAAGATATTCAAGCGTATGCTTAAGATGTTCGCTATTCATGAAGTACATAGTGGCTGATCCAGTCCCCGTTGCCCCTACAACTTTGCGCTGGGTCATCCTGTGCCCTAGCATCCGGCGTTCCTGAACAATTAAATCCAACTGAGCCCGAATATTTTGCAACTCAAACAGTTCACGGTTCTGGCCATTTATCGTGATAAAAGCTTTCCCTTCACTGGCCGCCACTGTGTCGGCTAAATGCGTATAGTTATCCGCCATCCTCTATCCCTCCTTTACGATAATGTGACAGTGATATACATCTTCTCAACACTGTCAACCGGTTGGATAAAGCAGTTAACCACAACTGCATCCGAGTCTGTACCAGGTTCAACCGTAACATCCTCGGCGCTGAAATTCTGAATCGCATTGAGTCTCTGCAACTCGTTAAAGTATTCGATTAGAGTAGCCCGGAGCAGAGACCGCCCATCGGCATTGTTATTCACTTTGCCAACATAGTTAGCTTCGAAGATGGCAACAATATCGTTATTGATACTGTCTAGGACACGGATTACTCGGTTTTTCTTAAACTGCTTACCCTTATCTACTGTGGTAGTAGTCAAGGAATTGATGTCATAGACTGCAGTCACGTTCTGTGCTGAGTCTACCTTGAAAATAAATTTCCCGGCAGTGATGGCCGCCTCCATCTCGGTTTTGGTCATGCGGGGTACAACGTCAATCGCCCCTACATACTTCCGGCCAGTGTTGGACTGATTGATATTGGCTCCAGCGGCAACTCCGGCCACCCAAGCTGTAGTCTGTGCCGCAGTCAAGGTTGTTCCATCCGACAGCTTTACGCCCTGAGTGACGTTAATAATGGCCTCACTATCCGCTTCATGATTAGCTAATACACCCTGGATCTTAACTCCTTCATCATCTCGCATGCCCTCAATCCAGGTCTGGATGGTAGTCTTGTTTGCATCATATGTTTCCCCATCATACGGATAGGCTAGAGTGTTAAAAACGACAGTCTTGATCTTCTCCAATGCTCCATTCACCGCTGTAGCTTGATGCGCCGTGCCAAGATTGTAAACAATTACTGTCTTAGCCCCTTTTAGTGCTTCATTGACCAGCAACTTATCCATAGGCGTTGCCCCCTCGGGATACTGGCTCTGGTCTGTCGCGGTGATGGTGTACATCTCTCCTGCGGTTCCTACACTCATCTCCTGGAGTAAAACAACAATGCCCCTGTCGCCTGGTGTGATGGCTAAAGGAGCATTGGTCAGGAAATTTATATAGGCACCGGGTAGGATTTTATTTTGGCTAGTCCATGTTCCTCCCATGATGAACCTCCTTTATAGATTAGTGTTCGTGGTCTGTTCTTGCATGGCCACAAACGGCTCCTCTTTCAATTCAGAGTACGGTACGTCAAAGGTAAAGTGAAGTACATTGTCAACTATAGTGGCCTGTTTATTTTGTGCTCTATAGGCTCCAAAAGTATCAAAAGCGCGGAACAGTGCCACTTGGACGGCCTGACAATCGCTTTTGATTTCCGTCTTACCTTTGTTGCTGTAATAAGCCACATTGAAGGAGAGCAGGCTTTTATAGCGATTCGAAACACGTTTGGAATAGCTTTGCTCAATAAGCGACACCATAAAGCAAGGAGTTTTAAAGCCCTGAGGGATATTTTCATCATAGATTCGGGCAGAAGGATACAGTCCTGATAATTTACCAGCTATAGCACTCTTTACACTACTTATCATGCTTCCGTCTCACCCTCTCTACCTCTGCTTTAAACTCTCGCTCTAGTACCTTATCAACCTTGTGAATTGCTTTTTCCAACATAAACTGACCTTTTACCCATCCGATAGTCTCGCCTAAAGGATTAACAACTCTGTGACCATAATTAACAAATGAGGAATAGTCTGCCGAGTTGACCATAGACTTTGTTACTCCGCCAGCTTTAGCTTTTACTGCAGGTGCTGAACGCCAACTCCGGCGCATAAAGCCGGTATCAACTGGGGTGTTTTTTTTAACATCAACTAATCCTTCATTTACAGCTCTATTGAGAATCCGGATATCTATTTCAGTGATATCATCAAACATGGCCTGCAACTCTTTGCGATACTGTTTGATTGCAATCTGGTTCCGTCTTTGGTTGTTATTCATGCCGTATCATTCCGTTTGACGGAAAACTCCTGATGATCAGAATAAGGAAAACCTTCGCCTACATCGAGAGTGACCTGTCTACCGTTTTGCTGGGTGACAACAACCCTATCACCTTCTTGTATATCCGTGTCAAGGGCGCAGAAGAGCGTATAAGAGTTAATCAGGCTAGGCACTCCATCTTCGCCTGTGTCAGTCAAGGAGCCTTTGCTGTAGTGACATTTGACACCTTCATACATAAGGACTTCCTCGCTTTTTGTAAAGCCGCCCTCAGTAACTTCTACCCAGCGATAGATATCCATAGTATCTTTCCAAAGCCTTTGAAGAGCACTCATTTCCGTGTCCTCCTATAGCGTTGTAGGACCTTCTTGTCACTGGCAGAGAGGCCGTAGATGGTTTCCTTCGAGACTTGGTCAGTGTTGTAGGTGATTGAAGTGTCACCTTCTTTGATGGATTTCACATCAAAGACGGCTGCGGATCCGCTCTCAGCTTCATAGTCAATAATGGACTTAACCTTTTTCCGGATATAGGGCTCCAATCCGGCAGGCAGCTCCGACAAATTACAGTAGCTGAGGGCCTCACGGATAACATCGGAGATTATGAGGTTTTTTGAATCATCTAGGATCTTAAGATTAGACTTTACCATGGCAAGCATTTCTTCTATGGACACCTATATCACCTACCCCGTTGACTCAATGAATTTGAGCACCTTAACAGGTATATCTTTTTTGCTAGGATAGCTTTTACTTCTTGCTCGATGAGTGTGGGCATAATACCCATCTTTATCTTTAGATATTCCGACATTATACTTCTTTCCATCTTTGGTAAGGCTACGCTGGATTGGCTGGTTTTTCTTTGTGTTAGACACTGTATCAGCCTCCTAAAAAGGACACTAATTTTATTCAGTGCCCCCGGAATCTTTTTGAGATTCTTTCTCAAGCTCTTTCTCAGATTCTTTCTCAAGCTCTTTCTCAGATTCTTTCTGAGAATTCTTTTTGGGGGCTTTCTTGGCATTTTTCATAACGTGGTCATGTAGCTTTTTAACACGGCGTTCATAGCTTGTCATGCGATATTCCTCCAATCAAAAATAAATCAAAAGAGGGGGCTGAACCCCTCTCCTGATTACGCAGTCTTGAACAAGAATTTCACGATACGAATTTTTTTGGGCTCGTAGACTCGTGTCCAGTTTGCGCCGGTTTCGAGTTCAGTTAAGCTGGGAAATGCTTTCGCGGTTCCTTCAGTTGGCTCAACCCATTTCACTCCACGAGGATGAAGGATAGAGATCTTCCGGTTAACAAGGATGTCTTCACCGGCGAGTGATAATCCATCACGTACTAGCTCAGTCTCTTTGATATCCGGGTGGCTTCCATTACCCCATGCGATAGCACCGGCGCCGAATAAGTAAGCTTCGGAGGCACCTGTCAATGTGTCAAAGGCAATGCCATCATCAACAACCACTCGTTTACCCATGAAGTAAGGAACTCTGACTCTTCCTTGAGATTCTTCTTTATATTCGATGAGGTCGTTCTTGGCCAAGTAGGTTTCCGTTGCGCTGTGAATCATTACGCCAGTGAGTAAGTCCTTGGCATCTCCCATTCTTTGGACAGCATCCAGGAATGTCCGGCCACTAATCAAAGCGGCATCTCCTGTTTCAGCGGTGATATCATGAACCTTGTCGGTCATGTTGGCTGCAGCAAAAACCCCATCCAAAATAGACAGGAGAATTTGCTGATATTGCCGGCTCCAGTAGGACGCGAAGAGATCAGCGATTGCCCTCATTGGATCATCCCCAGAAAGGTATGCAGACAGCGCATTGACTCCATAGGATTTGACGAAACCAAGCTTTCTGGCTACGTCTTTGCCAGCATCGATTTTACCCGGAACAGTATCTCCCTCATCATCCATGACCTCCGGGTCGCCGGTCAGGTCATTCCAGAAAGGCATGTTGATGAGAGTATTTGGACCACTAGCAAGGGTATCAAACTCTCTGCTATTTTCGGCAATTCCGCTTTGGATCAAAGCGGATAGCTCCATGGTACGATTGATGGTATACGGAGTAAATACCTCGGGTTGAATGACATCTGCAATTTTAGTTGTCACGTTTAACACTCTCCTTTTCTTATTGCGCTGCAGCCTTAAGCTGTGCAGCCAGTTCTGGATTTTCTTTTAAGATTCGCCCTTGTTCAGTCAGGTTAAAATGCTCCTTGCTCCAGGGATTCTTGCCACCGGGAGGAGTTCCGCCTGTGTTGTTAGGCTCCCTACCTCTAACATCTGGCTTAAATAGGTCCTTGTACTGCTCTTTGATGGCAGTCAATTGCTCATCAATGCCTAGCACTGTGCCATCCTCAGTGACGGTAAGCTTTGATTTGTCAAACTTACCGACTAATAAGTCTGGATATTTGGTATCCGTCAGCTTAGCCTGGATAGCAGCATTGATGGTCATGTCCTTGATTTTGGCTTCGTATTGTTCTTTAGTGGCCTTATTAGTCTCCTGGAGCTCTTTAATGGTCTTTTCTAGCTCCTCGTTGCCTTTGGCTTTTTCCTGGAGATCCTTGAGCTGCTTATCCCGATCCTTGAGCTGCTGTTCAAGCTCCTTCTTAGTGTCGTTTATTTCATCAAAGCGCGCCTTGGGGATAAAGCCTTTGAGTTCCTCTGCAGAAGCGTCGGCAACCTTCTGAGCTAATTCTTCAGATAATCCTAATGCAATAAGTTGATCCTTAGTCATCCATATCCGTCCTTTCATCTTCACTTTTTACCTGGTCGTGTCCAGTGATGTCTTTATAGTTAACGCCCAAAATACCAAAATGGCGGCATATAAAAATAACGCCAATTGGCGTTTTTAGTTCTGGTTTTTATCGCAAATTTTAAAACAATACATTGCACTTGCCCTTGCTCTATCTTTAACTTTTATCACTTGCCATTTGAGTGTTATTGCTATAAACGCTAAACTGAAACTGAGCCATTTAGCCGGCTAGTGCTCACATAAAAGTGAGCCACTCCAATACTAAAATCCTGTATCATTGAATTGACGAGATTCTGTGATACGGGAGGATTTTGA